TTCAAAAGTACCGTTACTTATTTTGTTAGTTGGTTCTTCACTAAATATGTCTAGGGTAACAGTATTAGTTCCCCATAAAAGAGATGCTTTTTTAGTTGAGCCGTCTTTGAGAACAATTGCGTCTTTATCTACAACTCCGTTAAATATTGTCTGTGCATTAGTAGTATCTACATTAAATACTGGTGTGGTGTCTGCTTGGTTTACTTGGAGTATTGAGGTTGAGTCTGCTGTTGGGGTGATGATTAAAGCACCAGTCATAGTTTTAATTCCAGCAACAGATTCATCGCCTGTGACGTTTACATATCTGCTATCAAGTAGTGTTTCGGGTATTCCTCTTATTGGCATGTTAACTCCACGTTACTAATTCTACAACGACTCCTGCGGTGGAAGACGCTAAATAAATAGTCTTTCCTGTAAGTTTAAGTCCATCCTCATAATGATTCTGTCCAGCTTTAAGCGTAAAATACGGCTCCGTTGAAGTGGCTACCTTTCCTGCTTCAAAAGCCCACCTTACATCAAACGCGGTTCGACATTGAAAAGTAAATTTGTCTGTGCCAGTGGGGATAGCTATGCTATATTCAGTATCCGCAACGGTAAGAGTGGTATTAAATACTGTCGGAGTGGTGGCCGCCGAAGAACTTGGGTCTGAAAGCACATCAACCTGCAAATGTCCACCCAAATCAACCAAAGCCTCTTGTGCGTTGCCGTGGGTGTTCTTAAAAGGAAAAGCCGCTCCACCCGCAGCTATGGCTTGCATAAATGCGCTATAAAACTTCTTCCCATTAGACAATCTAACTGCTAAAGGTCTGTTTGCATTTCTATATTCATCTAAATCAACTTTCGCCCCACCCTTAATGGTTTTTGTAAGCTTGTCAATCCTTTTATTTACCCCACCTAATTTAATTGCCTTGTACCAAAGTGGCTTCTTTAAAGTTACCTTCTTTGGTATTTTCAAATCCTTTAAATTTTTTACTGTTACTTCTTCAAGTGGGTCTTTGGGAGTTGGTATGTCCTTTAAATTAGTAATTTCTACCCTGCTTAAAGGTTTGGGTATGTCTTTTAAATTCGATACTGCAACTTCTTTAACTGGATTTTTCTCAATTACTTCAAAAGATTTAGGAAATTCTACCTTATTGTCCCTTGTAACATCTATTAATTCCTTAAACCACACCTTCTGAGCCGCTGTAATGCCCTTAAAATCAATTTTAGACAATTTCTCTACCATTTCCTCATTACCACGCTTAGAAGCGCTTAAAATGTCTCTAAGCAGTTCTGTCCCTCCATCTCCAAACAACTCATCCGCCTCTTCTTTAAGCCTTTTTAACTTTCTTTGGTTGTCCATTCAAGGCCTCCCTCATTTTTTCTCTTAACGTTCTTAACTGTCCTAGAAGTTTATTTTTTGTTTCTTTTGCTTCCTCAACTATGGTATCAGCTTTAGTTTCCGCTTTCTTTATTTTTTCTTTAGCTTTTGTTTTTGCTTTTTCTTTAATCTCCTCCGCATCCTTCTCTATAGCTTCTTTCTCTGCTTCGGCCCCATCCACAATTTCCTTAGCTATTACCTTAGACTCACTCTCATCTTTTTCTTTCTTCTCTTTCACTTCACCCTTCATTTCCTTTATAGCTCTAATACCTTTTATTTCAACTTCTTTTAACAACGCTTCAGCTTTTTCTTTAGCTTCTGCCATTGCTTCTTCCCCTTTTCCTTCTGCTTCTTTAATTATGCCCTCAGCTTTATTTTGTGCATGGCACAATAAACTCATCACCATCTCTTTTGAAGCCAGCTCCATCTTGCTCATGCTATTTTTTGCTTTCTTTACAGCCTTCAACGCCTTATCTTCTCCCTCTAATATAGGAATTAAAGTACATCTACAATTTGGATGTAAAGAAGGATATTCAACATCAGTAATACCTATGGTCAATGTATTGCCTCCCTCATTCATTTCTGAACCAGCTTCTGCAAAAACCCCATCTAAAGGCATAACGGTTCCATCCATCGACTCACAAAATGCACATACACTTCCATCTCTTTCCGTAAGCCATTGTTTTGCTACCACCACTCCTGATTGTCTATACGCTTCTAAAGTAGCAAAATTACTAGCTCTTATAGCTTCTGTTCTCGCTATCATCTGAGCTCTGCTTTTTGTCGCGGTAGTAAACACTTCTGAAACTCTATCTCTCAATTGACTTGTGGTTTCTTCTTTCCCAAATCCTTCCGCCAAAGTAACTTTTAAACTATCTCTTGTCGTTTCGTTAATAGAATCAATCAACACTCCTCCGCTCATTAATAAAAATGCTTGTGATGTATCGGTAAACAAATTCAATTCTCCAGGTGTGGACAAATAAGATAATGTATATGCTCCTTGAGTTATTAAAATATGCCTAATCAACGGAATAAACATTGCACGCCACCCAGTCGCCATCTCACTTAACTTTGGTAGCAACGAAGATTCTTTACCCTTTCTTAAATCCTTTTTCCAATACTTCACATCTTCTAACCTATTAAGCACATCAGACTCTTGCTCTTTAAATATATCTTTAACCACATCTACTATTTCTTCTTCGTTGTCAGTTACAAAATCTATAAACCTCTTCCAAAACTCATCCTTCTCTTCTTTAGTCATTTGACTTGGCAATTTACTTTTTTCTCTAATTTCCTTTTGTTTTTCTCCATCACCATTCTTTTTAGACATCATTTTACCTATAAGTTTGGTTAAATCTTTACGAAGTTCTGTTTTCAACCTATCCTTAGCAAATTCTTCCAATCTCTTAACGGGCACATTTACCATATGCTTTACTGGTTTTACCACTCTTTTAATCTTTTTGGCTTCTATTTTCTTTTTAAATATTCCTTTTTTATCTTCTTCTGTACCTAACGCTGTTGGCTTTGAACCTTGAGATATAAGCACATCTCCACCCGCAATTGGGTCTAATCCTTCTTCTGCACGAACCTCATTTTGCGTAAGCCATCCTAATCTTAATCCACTATCATACTTCTTCAATCGCATTTCCTCATCTTCTGGTGCTGGGTCAGTAAAATCAAAGAATAATTTTTCAGCATCTTTGTACATTGGCAACAAAAACTCATTTAAATTCTCTGTGAACTTCTTCATTCTAGGTGTAATCACCCTTTGCATAAACGCTCTAGTCGTAGCCTCGGCATTTGCCCTGTTAACATCATCAGTCAATCCAAGTATTGTCTTTGGAACTCTAAACACAGCCAATACATCATCGCGCATCATCTTTTGTTGTTCAGTAAAGTCCAATTCTTTTGCCTTCATTGTAGCCGTGTCTACTTTAAAACCACCTCCCAAAAATGCCGCCTTGTTAGATTTATTCCTTCCGCCATAAGATTCTTGCCAACTATTCATAAAACGCTCAATTGAACGCTTGTCTATTCTCTTCTCAGTCGTAAAAATTAAATTAGGTATCGCGGAATTAAAAAAGAAGTTTCTGTTCCACTCTTGGGCAAAAGTGTGAATATCCAAAGGTAAAGCCGCCGCTTGGATTGAGCCCTTTCCCCTATAAGGATTTAATGGGTCAAAATATTTAAAAGGTATAACATTTTCTTTTGGTAATTTTATTTTTTCATTTACATTTCCACCTGGGCTATAAATATAATGGCTTATAAGTTCTTTTCCAGGCACAACTCTTATCCAATCTGGTCTTAAAGGCCAAATCTCATAAGGCTCTCCTGTATCTTCATCTCTGAACACAACCCAATAAGCCTCTCCTGTTAGCTCTAAATATATTTCTGTTGCTTCTACTAAATCATAAAAAGTAAACAACGGGTTTACATAATGCAACAAACTAATTGCTTGGTGCATATAAATCGGTGTTGTTCTCCTATCCTTTGTCGTAAAATCTACATTGTACAAATTCAACTCTACAGACGCGACTTCTTGCGTAATTGCTGAAATAGCGGAATACGCATAGCCTGTGTAAGCCTTTAAATAATCCTCAGATTTCCTTGGGGGTGGTTGGGGAAATGACCTCACCGTAGATGAGTCGAGGTATATTTCTTTTTTACTTGTCTTTGCCATATGCTTCTATATTATCATTTTACTACCAAAAAGCGAATTATAAAATAAACATTTCTGGTTGGTTGTATAGTAAATCCGCATACGCTATCATCAGCGCATCCGCTTTATCTGGTGAACCACCAATACGTTTTTTCATCTCCGACTTGGGTTCAATCTTTATTTTTCTTTCACTACCATATTTATATCTTATCTCCGTCAATTCTTTCTTCAGCTCGGCATCATTTGGTATGCTGATTCTACTTTTTCCTTTAACTGGTTTAAACTGCTCTCTCAAATTCCAATACAATTCCGCCCTAAGATTAGCAAACTTTGCTTTTTGTTCTTCTGAAGAAGCCCCTTCTCCAACATTCACCTCTTCAACTTTATACTCTAACTCATACAACCTGTCATAAACACCACTACCTATACCAATCACATCAACACCAAGCGTATCAGGCGTATCTTCATCCAAAAATTCTCTCGCCCACCCCACTATCTGCATTGTGTCCATCTTTTCTATCTGTTCTATCCTCTTCACCACTCCACCTTCTCTATAAATATAAACTGTACTATCACCACCAAACCTAGCCACATCCAATCCAGCCTGCTTGTGGTCGCCCTCACAACCTTCCTGTTCAACAGCCAACTCTATCCAATCTTTAGGAATTAAAGAATCTACTGCACCTCCTTTTGGAAACTTACACTTATAAAAGATTAAATACTCCAACTCTGACATTTCTTCTTTTGCTTCATCTAAAAAATCCTGTGTTATTCTTCTTTCTCTTAATGCCTGTTTTTCATCAACACTTATCTTATAATATCTATCATTTCTAAATGTCGCCCCAAAATGATTGTCTTCAAATGGATTTCCCAACTGCACCAACTTACCTTTTTCTACTCCACCAACCATTCTCAAAATTCTAGAAAACATCCCATCGGGTAACAAAGAAGATTCATCAATGACAACCATAGTAGCACCAAATCCCATCAACGCATTAGCCTCTTTCTTCACCTCTCTCGCATTGGCGGTCAGAATAAATATCTCACTGCCATTAATAAAAGTAATTCTGTTTTTGCTTCTCTCTTGCTTCAATCTTTCCAAAGAACCTGAAAACTCAATAGTTTTAGTAATTATGTTGCTATCAAAAAGATGGTCAATTACCATTCCCATGATAATTCCAGCCTGTTTTCCAGAAGGACCAACAATAAGTATCTTTTCTCTTCTAGAAACAGCCGCCATAATTAACGCCATCGAGGTAGTTTCCGATTTTCCATACTGAGTAACCGCCTTTACAGCCACGCGAGTTATATCTGGCTCATAAATAGCCTTAAATATTTCAGCCTGCCCTTCAGTCAGCTCGAACGGTTTCGACTGTCTGTTCTGGAAGAATGCTCTTGCCATTTTCTGATATTTGTTCAACTTCCGCTTCTTCACCATCTATTAAATGTATAATTTTATTAATTTCCTCATGAGGATTTATAACTTCTAATCTTTGTTTAGTGCCAAATTCCTCTGGCCACCTTCTTGCCAATACTTCTAAAGCCAATCTTCCATCTTCCTTTGACTGTATGTTAACAATCATTATCAACTTCCTCTTGTACTTAGCTATACTCTTCTCAACTTTCAATTTAAATTTTTTATCCTCATTTAGCCACCTGTAGAAAGTACCCTCCACCACGCCAGACAACATAGCCGCATCTTTTTTAGTCATACCACTCTCCAAATGCTTATAAAGCTCCTCTCTCATTGCTTGATTGTACTTAGCCATATTCACATTATATGCTATTTTCCAAAAAAATAGTAGCGCACTCTCTTTTCACACCCCGCCCATAACCTTCTTTATAACCAATTCTGCACTTCTTTTCTTATAGCTAACTATTCTACTTCCCCACTTCTTAACCAACTTACTATTCTGTAACATTTCCAAATCGTAGTTCCTTACCGAACTCAATCCCCCAGGAGTTGTTATGTGTCCACAGTTATAAACCCACTTGTTATTTC